CAATCTTGATAACGTCTGTGGTAAGCGCATGTATACCTTGGTACAACTCCGCTTTGAAACTTGTGGTTTGGGTCTGGACAATGCTCATTGCGGTGTGACCCTTGATTCAAAGCGGTAAGTGTCGGTTTGCTGTTTGCCATCGCCCAAGTTCTTCAACAGTGCCAACGCTTCCATATACTTTTGATTGTACAGCGCGGTCATATCAGCTTCACCCTTCATGTAGGTGTTAGCTTCAACCAGTGTCCCATACAACAGCACAGAGCTAAAGTTAGTACCAAGCCATGTAGTAGTCGCAGTAACAATTGACTCAGGCATGATGAAATAACTAAGGTCTGTTACAAATGCAGCGCTGGGTGTAGGCCCAAGAATAAACTGCAGCGTAGTCACAGGTGAAGATGGGCCGTTGATTGCGTAGTACTTTGGAACCCCTGTTGTGGCTGGATTAGGGTATGCCTCTTGCATGAACGCAGGGTCTTTGTTGAGCAAGTAAACGTAGTTGCCACTACCGTCAACTACAGCAAACGAATACACAGCTAAAAAGTCTGTGGGCGCATTAAACGTTTCCACGTTCGGTGTTAGCGCTGTAGTCGATGTCTTACGTAAATTAGGCAACGATACCGAATTGTAGATGCGCTGCTCCGCCTGCTGAATCATGGTGTTCATGTCAGTAGTGTCGAAGGTGTTCTGCGTGTAATCAGATACCGCAGTCACCAATTGGGAGTAAGTCAGCGCACCTAGTGTTGCCATATAAACCTCAAGCCATTGGGCCGCGAGCCGTTATACCTTTGGTAGCCGCACCATTACCACGGGTAATGATGCCTGTTGTCTTGGTGGTAGGCGTGTTCTTAGCATTGTTGTAGTTACCAACACTCATACGCATTGTATCTGTGCTGGACATGCTAGACGGCTTCCCGGGATTGGGAGAGATTGGTACAGCCTTACCAGACATGGTGTGCGGCTTTGCGTAGGCAGAAGCGGGGAGATTGTTAACTTTGGGCATGATTAGCCTCCACGTTGATTGTTTACGCGTGCCATGTTGCGACCGACTTTCATCATCGCTTCGCCGGTCACACCAGAAGATTTTTTGCCGCCCTTGTCAGTGCCTTTTGTGGGGCCGCTGTTGGGGAAGACTTTGACGTTTGTTTTGCCTTTTGAGGCAACGCCGTCAGCTGATTTTACGTACGCCATAATTAGCTCCTTAAGATATCGTTACTGTACCAACAATTGCTCTAGAAACCAAGTAGTTTGGTGTTAAAGCTGTATCAAAACTGCTGGCACCCCCAACTGGATTCCAGCCCCATTGAATGTCTCGACTGCCGCCTGTAGGGAGGCCCGTTGCATTTGGCCCTGCAGTCACATACGTTGTATCCCTACGCGGGTTGCGTACAGCTTGTGGGTCATCCACCGGATACATACCCAACTGCAACTGCGGCTGATCGGGATCCCAGCAGCTATCGCATACCAACAAGTTATACGTCTTGGTCTTAATGACCTCTTTGCGTAGAGCTGTTAATTTGAATCGGAAGCCACACCTATCGCACATGGCGATGCTGTTCTTGCCAGAAGCAAACCTATTGCCCATTTCAAGTACCGCTTCCTATGTACATCTGGCGTGGTACAAAGCGCACTGAAGCCTTCTCACGATCTTCCGTAGAGGCCAAGTCCCAAGCCTCGTCATACTGCTGTTTAAGAACTGGTAGGCGCTCGGCCCCATTGGGAACCTTCAAAGCCAAGTAGTAGGCTAGCCCCGCCACCATGCAAGGCAAGAACCGGAACGGAACATCCATTGTGTTTACACCGCCACCCGCGTCATCAATGCGCTTTAAACGCCAGTACACAAACGTGTAAACTTGCGAGTTGTCTGGAACAGGCCAGACGGTAATGGTAGGGTTATCCACTAGTCTTTGAATCCAAACCTGAATAGGACGGGCTTGCTGCAACTTGTTTGGGATCGTTGCGTAAGTAGAAACACTGATACGCGTAATGGTCAAGTCCGCCTGTGTCGATGCACTCCCTGCGCCTGTACGGATGACGTGCTCCATCAAATCCACAGTGTCCGCCGGAAGGTTGTACGTGGCTGTACCGGGAACAAGAGCAATAGTCCCCTGTTCAAACGTCCACATGTTCAAACCACGGTTAGCCCAGTCTGCAAATAGAAGATTCAAACTTCGTCTTGCAGTGCGCAAGTCGTAGCCCGTGCGCATCTCAGAACCAGCACGTTCAAACGCTTCCTCAACGATCTCCGTGAGGTCAAGATTAAATGCAGTGGTTCCAGAGGTAGCCATTATCTAAATCCTGCCGTTTTCTTTGCAATCGTTTTTGGTTGCGCTACGAATTGTTTCCCGGCTTTCTTGCCAGCACGTTTCGCACGCGTTGTCGCAGCGTACTCACTAGGGCTGAGACTTTTAATCGCAGCTTCTGGAAGGTATCGCTCACCTGTTTTACTAGACGGTTTTCCACTTTTGGTTCCCCACTTTTGGTCGCCCCAGTCTTTCAATGATTTCTGAGGCGCTTTCAATCTCGGTAACCCCCGCCTGCCGCCTTGTACTTCTTGGCAACAAGTTGCGCTTTACGCGCCGACCACTGACCTGCGCCAGTGCCATGAGTTGCGGCGGCTTTTACTTGGGACACAATCTTCTTGCGAAGACTGGGCTTTGTGTAATTGCCCGCAGCATTAACTTTCCCACCCTCTTTATACTGGGTAAAGTCAGTATCGTCCCGCCGGGCTTTCTTGACGCCCTTGGGCATTTTAGAGGGGGAGATGTCCCCCATACCACGGCTGGCCATCATGATATTAGCAGGCTTTGCCGCCGGATTTCATACCAATCATTGTGCCTTTGGTTTTGCCTTTGGAAGCAACGCCGTCAGCACGACTAGAAGCAGAGCCGCCACTCTTTAAACCTGCGTGCGCTTTGGAAGCGGGTTTACCAGCATGTTTTGCCAATGCTGCGGGCATGCCGCCACCAGCCATTTTAGTTGCGCCTTTTTTCTTAGCCATCATTGCCATGAAGCCAGCATTCATTTTGGAAGCCATAGTATCACCACCTTTTGAAAATTTGCGGTTTTTATCCGCGTTAGAAAATTCTTTACCCACGGACTGTGGGACTCCTACTTTTTTAGCAAACGATGGGTTGTTAGCCACCGCCGCCATGAAATTGTGTTGTTTTTTACTCGTCGAAGGCATTACTTACCCCCTACGTACCAGTTAACAAGCTGAACTAAGCTTGCGCCTACAACGCTACTGGCCCCACCAACAAGCATCAAAACCTTCCAGCCACCTTTAGCCTCAGACAAAGTTTTGTCAATGGCCGTCAGCGTTGCCTGCATAGCCTTCATGTTCTCCAACATCCTGTCCATATCATCTTGCAAATGCTTGATGTCAGACGCATGCGTGGCTAACTCTCTGGCTGTCTGAATAGCGTCATCAGTCATACCATCCGCCCTTTTGTCTTGCCCTTGGTGGCACAGCCATCAGCCGCAGTTACATAGCCCCCATCCTTACAGTTCCACGCCCTAAGTGCCTTGTTGATGCGTGAGTCTGGGTCGTTGGCCGTCTTTGCGCTGGTCAGCTTCTTTTTCATCCCTTCCATCCTCGCACAGAAAGAGTCTCGCCGGGAGCCGCCTTCGGGCTGGGGCGGTTTCAAATTCATACCTTGCGCTTTGGCGGAGGCTCGCCCCTTGGCGTTCAAGCCGCCTTTGGGGTTCTTGCCTTCTTTGCGCGTCCATGCTGGTGATTTTGCCATAATATATGTAATGTATTATGTTTTTTAAAGATTAGCAATCTTGTGCGCCAGCGTACTGAGTGAAAGTCTTGAGCACGTCGTAGATCGCGGGGATCAAGTCGCCTTCTAGGTCTTCCATGTTGATATAGTGGGCCTGTTGTTGGATGCTGGGCCAACCTGCTCGGCGGGCTTCTTCCGTGGCGTGGATCTCGACCTGCACCTGAAGCTGGTCTTTCGTGCCAAAAAAGTTTGTGATCCTAGCGTAAGCCTGTGTTTCAGACTGACCGTTGGTGGAATTAGTTGCAACTATTTTGAGTGCCATGATGTTAGTTCCAAGGTAAAGGAGCAGGTTGGGGTGTAGGAATAGCGGCTTGTGCAATGAGCATGTCCACTTCGTTTTCCATAGCGGCTACGCGGTCTGGGCCAAGAGCGGCTTGTGTCCACGCAAGGGCTTGTTCCTGTGTGATTTGGTCAAACGGCGTGAAGTCATCGGGGTTTGCAGGTAGCAAGTTGACCGAGTAGTTGACCTGTTGTCCGTCTTTGGCAATGGTGAAATTGCTCATCACAACGGTTTGCGGTTCAGGCGTGTTCATGACCTGAAGTGAATTGATTGTCCATACAAATGCCATGATTACTCCTGAGTGATGGCTTGCGCCTTGACTTGCTCAAATTGAGCGGCTTCTTGTTGCTGTTTGGCAATGTTGTTCATCACCAGAAAAGCACCTGTCTTAGACGGCATTTCGCCCAAAACGTCCATGATGAATTTTACTTCGTCGTCTGATAATTCAAGTTTCATATGTTCTCCTGTTAGAAAGTCATTTCGGTTGTGCGTACCTGACACACGACTCGTATTGTAGTAGCCAGTTGCCCTGTGAATGTTACTGCTAAACCGCCGTTTGTGGTATCTGCTGAAAGTGCGATTACCCAAGTTGCCGCGCCAGCATCACCAAAAGTAGACATGACTGTTGAGCCTACTAGGGTTGTACTGGCGGCATTAGCACCACGTTTAATCACACCCTCAATAGTCCACCCTTTAGTGTTTCCACCGCCTGTAACACCTGCTACTACTTCTCCTGTAAAGAAATAGGCTGAGTTGTTGGGCATGATAACTTGGTTGGTTGTGGATGCGGCTGCTGTATCTGAACGTAAAACTGTTGCAGTTGCATCGGTTGTTTGCACTCCCAAAATAAGCAAAGACGCTTGAGATGCGCCCACTAAAGATGCTATTGGGCCAGAAGTTGAAAATACGTTGTTGGAGTTTATTGCTCTAGCAAAACCATAAGAGCCACCAAAACAATTTGAATAGCCGCCATTTGAAATATTATTAAATCCACCACTGATAGACGAACCAAACCCTGAAGCCGTGTTGCTAAAGCCCCCCACAACAACTGAGCCATCTGCAGTAGCAGAATTAGGGAGTGCCACAGAACCGTTTGTTCCTCCGCCTCCAACAAAAGCGCCGCTTCCTGACGCTGTATTTCTTTGACCGCCACAAACTACAGACCACGCCCCACTAGCCACATTACGATTAGCCGCAGTCCCTGCATCACCACCACCGCCAATAAAGGAATATGAACCAGTAGCGGTGTTATTGCCACCACCTACTACTACTCCGTGAGGTGTAAAGAAACTGAGTGTGCTAGTTGATGAACCGCTTGCGGCTTGGGATAGGGTTAGGCTTGTTCCTGAGATTGCGGCAACGTAAGTAGAAGGAAAATTGTTAATGCTAGTGCCAGTAATAAGCTGACCAACTTTAATGGCAGCGTTAGAAGCTGATAACGTAACGGCAGTAGTGCCATTCATCGTGGCACTTTGTATTGTTACAGTAGCAGTAGCCGTGCCAGAGTTTAAGTAACCCCCGCCAATAACGTTAAATACACCAGAAGCACTATTTTGATAACCTGCACCAATAAAACTATAAGTGTTTCCTGCGTTGCTTACAGATGTGCTATTTGCAATACCACCAAGAATTGCAGACAAATCTGCGGCAGCTGTGTTTTGAGTTCCGCCAGCAACAACTGATACTCCACCGCTTACCGTATTGCTGTATCCGCCAGAAGCGGTAGCGACAAATCCACTGGCTACCTGACTGGCTGCACTTCTTAGTGTTTGCCAATCAACAGCCCTGCCACCCCTAGCATTACCACCTGTTGTCGTGGAATCTGTTTGTTGAGCCTGTAGCGCACCAGTACCTTTTGGTTGAACAACAGCGGGAATATTGGTATCGCTACCTTGAGCAGATAGGACGGGGCCAAAACCTGTTGCACCGCCTTTTGCTTGAAAATAATTAACTGCGGAGGCTGTTGGTGCAACCTGAAATTGCAAAAATCCACCAGCGGCAAAAAAGTTAATGTTAGCAAAAAGTTTGGCAGTAAATCCTATTCCGATATTGGAATCGCTACCTGCTGAATTAATAAATACTTGACCACCAGTAGCCGCCCCTGTCATTTGGATGTAGTTAACAGCAGACGCAGTTGGCGCAACACGTAACTGAAGTCTTCCAGTACCTGCGTTGGGGTCGCCTGATGCGTAGAAGTCAATGTTGGCATCGTTGTATGTACCGAATGCTAATCCAACGTTTGCGTCACCACCACGGGCAATGTAAGAAGGAGGTATCCCTGTTGCACTGCTAGCTATTGCAATGTAGTTAACCGCTCCAGAAGGGCCAGTAACATACAAAGAATTAGAACCGTTTGAAGCAATCCGGGTTTGTCCACCGCTTAAATACAAAATACCAGTACCCTTAGAGGCAACAGAAAAAGGTATGTTTGTATCACTACCAAGGGCAAGAACTGATGGCGCTCCACCTGTTCCTGCACCTGTAATGTTTACGTAGTTGACTGCAGAGGCTGTGTGGGATACGAGTACCTGATTTGTGTTTTGTGTTCTTAAAGAAATTTGTGCAACACCAGAAGTTGGCTGACTGTTAATTACAAAATCAGCCGTAGCGCCCGGGTTAAAAGCAGATAACTGAACATAATTTGAACCGTTTGCAAAATTAAAATAAGCAAGAGATTTTGAGCCGATAGTAACAGAACCCGTACCTTTTGGTACAACGTTTAAGTCAACATTTGTATCACTACCCTGTGCGCTTATCGTTGGCCCTGAGCCTGTAGCCGCACCTGTCATATTGACGTAGTTGACTGTGTTGGTTGTGTGTGCAATTCTTACTTGTTCGCTATTGCCCGTATTAGATAAAAATTGAAAATTACCTGTTCCTTTAGTGACAATACCTAGCCATACATTTGAATCTGCACCTAGAGAACCAATTTGTATGCCGTTGTTTTGAGCGCCGGGTGATACAAAACCAAAATTTATTGCTGGTAACGTTGTTGTAGATGTGTTTAACCTAAAGGCTTCACCTGAAGAACTATAAAAAGATAATGATTGCGCTCCAGCACCTGCTCCCGCAAGACTGCGAATAATTGGTGGAAAACCCACAGTAGCATAAGCCGCCGCACCAGAACCACCACCGCCGCTGAATGTGATTGTGGGTTGTTCTACGTAGCCTGAACCCGCGTTGGTGATGGTGTAGCCACCAGTTTGCGTTCCGTATGTGACATTTAATGTGCAGCCTGTGCCAGTGCCACCAGTAGTTGTAACGGGGTTTGTTGGCAACGCAAAATAGTTGGCAAAGTTTGTGGCGGTGACCGCAGTAACAACCCCACCTGATACCGAAGTAACTGTAAATGTTGCGCCACCAGCAGTTGGCGTTCCACCAACAACAGTTAATACATCGCCAACCGTGTATCCAGTTCCTCCAGATGCAGCAGTTGTTGGGTTATTTGCAAGCATCTGATTGATAACCGCAGTTGCTTGTACGCCACCAGCAGTCGTAGGGGCTGAAATAACAATTGAAGGAAAACTTGTATAGCCTGAACCTACAGCAGTCCTTGTAATAGCAGTAACAGTCCCACCATTAGAAATATTCACCCCTGAACTACCAGCCGCAATATTAAACGCACCTGTGCCTTTAGGATTAACAGTCAACGATGCATTAGCCGCAGTATCAGTTACTGTGATTTGTTCCGTTACGTGGTCAAGATTGATAGCCATTAGAAAGTCACCTCAGTTGTTTCGGCCTTGCAGACCCAGCGTATAGTTGTAGATGCCGCGCCTGTCACAGTCACAGCAAGTCCACCATTGGTAGTATCTGCGGTTAAAGCGATAACCCACGCAGTAGCCCCTGCTGTTGCCGCCACTCGGTTAATTGCGGGTGTTCCAATCAGCACAGTCGATGCCGCATTAGCACCTCGCATGATTGCACCTTCAAAAGACCAAGAAGCACCATTAGCCGCACCTGTTACGTTAGCAATGACAGTTCCTCTGAACGCATAGGCTGAGTTGTTGGGTAGGATAATCTGGTTTGTGCCTGATGCGGCAGATGTATTTGAACGTAGAATTGTTGCAGTTGCGTCTGTTGTTTGAACACCAAGAACCAACAA